ACCAAATTCTCATATCCGTTAGGATAGGCTTTTCGGATGTTTCTGATTGCCTCAATCAGTTCAAGTTCCGCATTACTTAAAAGAGTTTCGTCCATAAAAAATTATGTTTTTTGAACACCACAAAGATACTATGTTTTTTCGTATTACGCAAGTTTTTTGCAAAAAATTACCCTGCAAGATTTCTCTTACAGGGTCGAATGCCAAAAAACATAGGCTATACTCTTTTAAGTGATGTGCAAATGTAGTACGAAAAATCGGAATAAAAAAATATTTTAACATTGTTTTAATGCAAAATAAGAACGTTTTGCGTGTCAGTGGTTTGCACATGTGTGGAATTTTCTCCGCAAATAAAAAGCCCCGACAAAATCGGGGCAACAAGTTCAATGAAATTAAATCTGAATTTAAATATGCTGGATGCACTGCAAAGATAACGAATTTATTTCTTTTTTAAAATCTTAAACAAAAAAACAGCCGACTTTCCCAAGCCGACTGCTCAACTAATTAACTCTAACATAAACTTAAACTTATGAGAAAGATTTCAGCGCATTTATATCATCTTCCGTGTAGTACACATTTTTGAATCCGTCACGGTGTGGCGTGATACCGCTTTTCGCCACAATTCTTGACAACTGGCGAACACTTACACCGAGTTCCCTCGCCGCACTCTCTCGGCTGTACCGCTTCGGCACTTTGCTTCGGTATAGTGTACGCAAAGCCGAAGCCATGGCACGCATCGCCATGTCGCCCATATTGCAAGGGTTGGCAGTCACCTCGCTTTTGATTTCCTCAAGCACAGCCATCATTTCCTCTACACCGCTTGGCATGGTATTTACTGGTTAGTGTAACACTTATAATAACAATTCCAACTGATAATATCGCCACACGCAAAGGTGTGAGGAAGTCATCAAGTATGCCGTAATCACGAAGCCAGCAAAAGCACCACACAGCAAGGTCGTAGTGCAGGGCAAGGCGGTGGAAACAGCAGAAGTCCAACTTGTACGATAGCACAAGCATAACAACATAAAGCAGCGGTGACACGCCATTGTGCGCAAGGAAGTTGGAGTGTATTCCGCACAATAGAAGCAAGCAATGCAACACCATCATCACTACCAATGCGAACGGCAACCATTTAATCAGAAATATCAATCGTTTCATATCTTATATTTATTAATGTGTACCCATTTCCCCATTTTCGGGTACATATCACCCATAATGTGTACCCGATTTGCCGTTTTCGGGTACGTTTATTTGCGTTTCCAGAACTTGTAAATCTGAATGAATAGGTATATCAGCGATGAGCCACCGATGAGCATCAGCACCTTTTGCCACCAGTACAGACTATGCACCACCTTTGTTTCGGATTTGTCGGTATTGTGTCTCGTCTCCACAGGATTCTCCTCGTACACCCACTTGTCGGATGCCGTGAAAATCGTGTCGTGAACCATTTTAATGCGCCACTTGGTGCTATACCTTTCCTTGAATACAGTATCGCCCTTGACAGCGAAATAAACGCTATCCTTGACGATTGTTGTGTCTATTCGCCACGCTATTGTTTTCAGCGTGTCGTGGCTCTGCACAGTGTCGTGCATCACCACAGGCACTTCCTTGTACTCGGTCTGGGTGATGTACCTTGTCTTGCACGAGCATAGCACAAGAGCCAAAACAACCAGTGCAATTATCACCGCCACCGCAGATGCACAACCCTCGTATCTTGTATATTCCTTATCTTCCATATCTAATTTGTCTGCAATTTGCTTTTCACTTAAACTCGCTTAAAGTTTTAGCCATAAAATCACGCCCACAATATGTTGTAACGCCATTTTATCGCTTAATATTCGCTTAAACTCACTTTAATCTTAATTTGAATTTTTCCCATTCCTTTGAATTATTCCTCGCTCCAGCAATCCTTTTGCCTGTGGTTTTGTCGTACACTTCTGGAGCGTCATTCCAACCCATAACGCCTGGACAAAGTTTGCCAGTGATGTCGTAATGGCGCACAACCCTATCAAGTGGAATGTTAAACTTCTTCATCAGGATTTTTGCCAGCCGCACGGCGTTGTCAAGTTCATTTTCTGTAAAACTCCAGCCATCGTGATTGCTGTGGCTCAATGCCGTGTTTGTGCGTGGTGAGCAGTTTGAACAGATTTCAATACTGATTGTGTTGCTGTTCCTCGCCTTGCCGTACAGCCTACCGCCACCGCTTCCTGCCGACAACTTGTCACCAACAGCCCAGCAGTAGTAATTTCTTAGGTCGGGGTTGAACTGCACCATTTCGGCATCGTCCACAGCGAAATCGGCACTCGCTGGTCGCTGTAAAAACACATTGCGCACATTCCTTGCGCTGCCAGCCACCGATGTGCTTCCAGCCGTGAAATGGATAGCGAGGTATTTTATATCTCGGTTTTGTAGCATCTTGATATGCTTGTTGAGCGGAAGATAAACCACGCCGTCAGCCACCGCCTTGCTCGGCATATCCTCGCCAAACATTGCCACCCAAGTCTTGTAACCAACGATGCCGTCTGCCGTCAAGCCGTGCGCCTTTTGCCATATCGCAACGGCTTCCTTTGTCATTACGCCATACAAGCCGTCTGCGCTCACGCCCACGGCTTTCTGAATTTTAACAACCTCGTCCCCTCGGCTTCCTACTTTGTAAATCATAGTTTATATTTTTAAAAAGGTCGGTCGGCACTAACTGAACACAACTAACTAAACCCTTATCAATCGTTTTTTTAAAATTAATAAAATGGATTGCTTACCGACCGACCTATATTGTTGAACACTTTATTTTTTTCTCGTTTTGCGTATCACGCCATCGGTGTCAACGCCATATCGCTTGCCAACCGACTTCGCCAACGCTTGCAGATTGATGCTATATCCGTGGGGCTTGATGATGTTTTCAGCCACGGAAAAGCCCTCCACAGCGCAAATGAACAGGCACGCCCATTTGGCAATGTCTAATTCGGTGTTGCTCGCCACATTAATCATCACGGCACACACCACGGCACTTATATAGGTGATGAGTTTGCTCAATGTGCGCCTAACGCCAGTTGACCAGCGTATGCGCTCGCCCATCAGCCAAGCACAACGCACGCCAGCGAACAAGTCCACCACAACCACACACACCATCGCTATCAGCCACGGAACGGCTTGCTCCACTCCTTGCTCGTAGATTGAACCCACGATGGCGACAAAACCGCCCTGCACGGCATCGCTATTCCTGAACATCGCCCACCTCCTCTCCGTAAGGCATACCATACTGCTCGGCAAGCCTTTTCACTTCTTCCTCCTGCTTTTGCTTCCACTCGTTGTATTCTGCGATGTCAACTTCCACCCAACTTTCAGGGTTATAGGTGCTGACACGCAATGAGTACACCACATCGCCACTCTCGCTCACTTGTTTAAGTGCCTTGTTTTCTTTTGCTATAAGTTCCATATTATTCTCCTTTTGCTAATGATACATTTGTTTTATTTGCCAATGCCGCCTGTACTCCAGTATCTGCAATCGCCCTCTCGTATGCTTCGGGGTGGAGGGAGATGGTGATGGTTGCGTCAGTAGCGTTTTCTATCATATACTGCACGCAATGCTTTGATAATTGAGGTGAGTCTTTTAGCGATACATTTATTCCAAGTCTGTACAAAAAGACAAATTTTAATGATTTACTTCTCGTAAAAACATTTTTATCTTGACCTTTTAATCGCACCAAACCAAGAATGCATCTAAGACTGGTATAAGCGAATGTATATATATTATCATCAAAAACATAATCAATATCAAATGGATTCTCATGCAGCACGATTACTTCATTCTTAAAGTTCTGAAAAAATGTCTCAAATCCTGATTTGTATTCGTGTAGATAATTTTTCAAGTTTCCTGTGGTCCCCATAGAAATGTTTGATGCATACGCTCTCCCTTGGAATCTGTTTGCAAAAAAAGATGGGAATGCGTGATATATTTTTGGCAAAATCGCTATATCTGCCATATCTTTGTTTGTTAAGTCGCCTACATAGCAATACGCCCAACAACCATTCTTATGAACATATACTTTGTCCTCTTCATCTTCTGCATAGTCCGCCCAAGGAGTTGGATATGTTTTGTTAACGCCACTTCCATTCCACACTGCACCCATCGCAACATACATATTGTGCATCGGGTCGCCGCTCGGAGTGTTTGCGATAAACGAAGCCGTGCTTGCCTTTTGGCTCATCACCGCCGTTTCGCTCTCGCCTGTGGATTGACTGATATCCGTCTTGTCTACCTTGTCCGCAAGCAGTGTGTCAGTGGCAGACTTATCGTAATACCTGCTGTCCGACACCGCTTTTGTATAGTAGTTGTCGGCATCTATCTTATACTGCGGAACAGGAACCTTGTTGCCGCTCGCATCCTTATAATACCATCGTTTAGCCATTTTGCACCTCGCTTTCCAATTCATTAATCTTGTCTCGCAACGCTTGGCGTACCTTATGGAGTGCCGTCATATCGTATGGCATTTCCGCACCAACAGCCATCGCCTCTGCGCATTTGATTACTTTGTAGTCGCTCTCGCTCAATTCTGATTTTAGACATTCCACTTCTAAAATCAACTCGCTTCGTCTATCTCTTTCCATATACCTTGATGTTTTCTCCGCTGTGCAAAGATGTTAATGTGTAAAATTCAAGTTCAACCTTTCCGCCTATCTTTTTGTTTAGACGATATCCATTTTTGGCTGTTGGAAATGTTAAACGAGAACCTGTGTTTACGAAATTATAATAATAGAAATCAACTGATAAATTATTGCCGTCTTGCACAATGTGCCAAACAGCATCTTTGGTGGCAGGTGATAAATTTTGTAGAGAAACACTTATACCACCGATGTTCAAATACACGTTAGTGTTGATTGAATTGTTGCTGTTCATTCTTCTAACAGCCAACTCCTTATACCCATCGCAATTCTCCACGACAGTGATGGTGTTTTTGCTTGTGTCATATTCGCTGACCTCGCCAATCAGTTCCCAATCCCCACGCAGATACCTCGCATCGCTCTCTGCTTTGGTGTAAACCTCGCCGTCAACCTCGCCGCCGTCCTCCTCCAGCCAAGCGCCAAGTTTCTCCTCGATGCTCTCCTTGGTCTCCTGTGGCGCGTTCGTCTGCACATACTCCTTGGTGGCGTAACTGTCAAGTTCGGTCTTGTCCGCCTTCTTTTTTACATCGTATTCAAGCACATTGTAACTTTGTGCGAGAAGTAATGCCGTAACAGTTGTGTTTTTTGTAGCCTCCTTTACAGTGGTTTCCTCTAATTCGCCAGTCGGATGTCCGTTGTCCCACTCCACACCGTAAGCCACATCATCGGCCTTGGTGGCGAGTTTCTCGTTAAGTGTGGCATCGGTAATCACCTCGTCCTGCTCGACCGTCAAGTGACCATTTCCGTCGCCATTCAAAAGCAGTCCCTCGTCGCCTATCCACATTGATTTTGTGGATATGAAGTTGTTGGCGTTCAGTTCCTTCACATTGACTGTCTGTGTTTCGTCTTTGAGTTTTGCGAAACGGCTATCTGCCTCGTCTTTCGTGTACGCCTTCACGCCGCCGACAAACACCATCTTCTTTGCTTTTGGCTCCCAACGGTAGATATACCCGGTCATTTTGTTTGCGTACAACTTGCCGTCTATCGGGTCGCACAAGTCCTCGAAGCCGCCGATAGTCGAGTTATATCTTTGTATCTTGCAGGTGTCGGGGTTGAAGATTGTGTCGCCAGTCTCGGCACAATGCGCTGCATCACCGTCAAGCGCGCTGCCCATTGATTCGAGTGTCATATTGAGCGCGTTGTACAGGTTCGCGCTGACCACTACCGCCGATGAGTTCTTGTTTGGCGTTTCGTCCTGTGTGAACTCGAATGTGTCGCCGTTGTCTGCGGTGAACTTCGCCACATCGTCCGTGTCGTTGAACAGGGTGTGCGCTCCACCGTCGGAAGTGCGGAATGAAACGCCAGCGTTGTCTGTGAAAGTCAGGTCGCCACCCATCTCGTCACCAGAGCGGTCTATCTTTCCTGTCAAATCAAGTTTCTGCTGCTCGAACTCGGTGGCGCGCCTCTTTTCTGCCTCAACTCGCTTGGCTTCCTCGGTTATCCTCGCGTCCTCGTTTGCCTGTCTCTCGCGCTCATTGCTCTTGCGGTTTCCCTCGTTGGCTCTCACGGTGGCGATAAACTCGGTGATTCCCTCGAACTTGGCCTTCCTGTCCTCCTCCTGCTCAATGCGCGTACCCTCTGCATCGTTGCGTATAGCCTCGTTCCTCACCCTTTGAGCCTCCGCGTTCACACGGTCACTCTCCGCGTTGAGCCTGTTTTCCTCGTTCTCGATGCGCTCCTGCTCGTTTGCGTTGCGTGTAATCTCGGCTGATACACGCTTCTTTTCGGCGTCGGCAATACCCACAACACTCGCAAGCGCGCTGTAGAAATCCTCCGCCGTGCCTGTGTAGCCGTGGTCTCTCGCAATCTCGTATGCCGTTTGGTAGATGAACGGGAGCGTCACATCAATGGCGGCTTCGGTAACGGCATCCCCGTTGTCCTCCACGAGTTCAACACCGAGTTCCGCGCTGCCGATAATCACCACACTTTTCTGTGAGCCGTCGCTGTAACGCTTATCGGGGCTTATGTAATGGAACTCGGCACAAAGTTCGCCGATTCCGAGCCGCTGGTTGTTGATGTAGCATATAAGTTTTGTGCCGTCCTCAGAAGGCTCGCAGTTGCTCCACACGCCTCCGATACGCGAGCAGTCATAGTGTCTGCCCTCGTAACCTTCAATGTAGAATCGCACAAGGAAGTCGCAGTCAGGTACTGTTATCTGCTTCTCGTCCACCTTCAGCGACAACAGCAAAGGCGGTATGTCGCTCTTGTAGTTAATTCTTCTCATTTTCATTTTGTTTTAACCTGTTCAACTCCGATTCAAGTTCCACACACTCGCCCTTGTAGAAGTTCACCTTGTGTTGCAGTTCGACAAGTGTAATTCCAGCCTTGGCGAGCCTGAAACTGAGCGTGTTGTTCTCCTTGTACGCAAGGGCGAACAGCACGATAAGCGCAGCCGTGAGCGCAAGGTGAATGATTGTTATGATGATTTCTGCCATAATGGTTTCGTTTTAGCGGGGCATTTCGCGGTAGTAGGCGAGCCTCATAAGTTGTTGTGATAGTTGCTGCTCCTCCAGTTTCGCCGTCTGCACGAGTTCGTGGGCGGTGATTTCAAGCCAGAGTGAAAGCATGTGCGCCGTTGCGAGCCTTGTGATGCAGTCCTTGATTTGCTCCACGTTGTTGTTCTGCACGTTGAGTGTCATCACCGCCTCGCCAGTGATGAACGAGGTGGATATTTTCCTTGCGAGCAGTTTGTCAAGAATAATGCCAACATTCGCCATGGCATCGGCGAACCACTGCATCATCTGCTCGTTGTCGTACTCTATCACCCTCACCCTGTCGTACACACCGAACTTCGCGCCGATATACTCGGAACTTCTGCACACGTCGGTGAACACATCGTCGAATTTTACTGTAATCGTTTTCATACGCCTTTTTCTTTAGCCCTCTGCTGGAGTTCGCGGAGTTCCTCTATACCCGACAACCGCTCGGCCATCTGCGCCAGCGTTGCCCACAGTTGCGAGCCGAGTGTCTGCAAGGTCATTGCCGCTGTCTGGTATATGATTGCCTCGTAAAGCATTTCGGGCAGGTTGATTTTGTTTTCGCTGGTGAACTTCGGAACAGGGAGATACTGCGCCTGTGTAATGCCTTTCCCCTCGTCCGCGCCATATAGGAACAAGGTCGGCTTTCCGCCCTGCTGCCCCTCTATCACGCACGGCCTGTGGTTGTTCGGGCGCACACCACGGAAACGGCTGCCGCAAACCATCTTCGCCACACTTGTGTCCTCAGTCGGCACTCTTACAGGGCAGTCCCAACCGTCCATTTCGGCTACCACAAGTCTTAGGTAGTCGTCGGGGAGTGTCATTGTCGCCTTGTTCAGGCTGTCGGCCGTTATCTTTATGTTTGTCTCTATCGGGGTGTCCACAACTCCGCCTATGTTGGCTGTCTCGCCCTCTACGGAAGCCTCTATTTTTTCAAACTTCGGCAAGTCCTTCACACCGTCGTTCGATACCGTTCGGAGTTGGCAGTTGAGCAGTATGTGCCTTGCCGCCGTGGTGATGTGCTTGTATATGATGTCGTCAAGTTCGAGTGTGTCGGCATCGGTAGCCACACCGCCAATTCCGCTCTCCGTCTGGTTTTGGTCTATGACTGTGCGCACATCTTGCAGTATTCTCGCCTTGTCGTAGTTCATAACTCGCTGAAATAAATGTTCTTTGATTGCGCGTACTCCACAATGTCGCGCTTGCTGCGCAACAGCACATTGTCGTCGGGAAAACGCTCACGGAGGTACGACCTCGCGTCAGAGCAAGAGCCTACGCCCTCGATAATTTCCATATTCCTGTCCATCGCGTCGCGCTTGTCGTAGTACCTTTGGCCTTCGGGTGTTTCTGCGATTCGCCTCTGCTGTGGCTGCTCGCTCTCGTCCAAGCGAATCATGCCTTCCGTGAAGTATGGGTGGCTCATTATCTGCTCGCTCTCCTCGTCGTTGGTGCTGTTGTACGCAAATCCGTTGTTGACTTCAACAAAGTGGGCAGTACGCCAAACGCCATTCACTTTCAGCGGTATGTAAAACTCTTTTTTGGATAAAAACCTTTTCATTTCGTGTTGTGTTGTTAGTAATTAGAAAAAGGGTGGCGAGGCTGTTTTCTACCACGCTCACCCTTCTATTGTAGGTATAAGTAGTCGTTCGCTTATGCGGTCGCCACAATCCTCATGTGGTTCTTTGGCGACTTGAGTACCATTGCGGAGATTTCACGCAGCACACGCGCCTTGCTGTCCCTTGTGCCTTGCGCGTCAAGGTCGAGGGTGTTGGCGTGGAATGGCTCGAATGTGAACCTTTCGAGGTATTCAGCGTCAAGGATAAGACCGTCGCCAGCGCGTCCGTGGAGGTCAAACACCTCGTCGAGAATAAACATGAACGAACCGAAGTTGGTCTGCACCTCGGTGAAGGTCAAATCCCACTTTGAGACCTTGTGGATAAAGGTGTAGTTGCCCACGAACGCCTTTTCAAGTTCAGCGAGCAGTTCGCTGCCGCAAATCACAAGTCGCTTGTCGCTCTTGCCCGCGCCCGAACCTGTGAACACGCTCTTTGATAGGTCGATGATTTGTGGGATAGTCCAGTAGTTCTTGTTCGCCTGATAGGTGTGTTCGGTTGTTACCTGGTTCCAAATGCCCTGTGTAGTCCACACATAGCGGTTGGTGTCGGGGTCGAGGAATTTCGCCTTTGTGCCGAAGATGAACGCGCCCTCCATGCCAAGTCGCATGTCGGCAAGCACGGCTTCCTCCTGGTCGCTCAAAGTGATGTCGAAGCGTTTAGCGGTGAGTTTGTCGATGGTCGACTGCTCGACTTGCGCCATGAACTTTTGGCAGTATTGGTCACCAGTCACAGGAAGGATTGCGTAGCCCGGCGCTTGGCTGTCGAGTTCAGCGCAAGCCTTGGCGATACGGATAAGTTCCTTGTTGGCAGGAATGGTGAGTATCTCATCCTTTGGATTGATGGCGATAACCGAAATGCTGGTGTTCTTGTCGCGGTCAAGCACCCAAAGTTTCAAGTCCTCGTCGTTAAGGCCTTTCACACCCTTCACGATAATCACATCGCGGCGGTTGAAGATGTTCACCTTGCTTGGCACAATGGTGAACGCCTCCGAGATTTTCGCCTTCTCAACTGTCACCTGTGCGCTGACGGTTGTCTTGATTGGCAGGTAGTCGATGGTGCCGAATTTGAACTCCATCGACTTCACATTCTTGCTTCGTGCCGCCCTACGGCTGATTTGGTCGATAGGGGTGCGCACCGGTCGGATTTTGGTGAGCAGTTTGTCGTACTGGTCTTCGTAAACCTCTGGTGCAGCCTGCTGTACGGTGGTAACGGACTGTTCGGGGAACACAGCCTTGCCACCATCGGCGGTTTCGGTTGTTTCGGTTGGGTTCACAACCGTTGCTTCCGATGTGTCGGTAACCACAACACCAGCGGCAAGGCCAACGCCACCGCCGACAAACACAGCCACAGCCATCATCAGCACTTGGCCGATGAATGACACTAAACTCATAATTCTCTCGTGTTTCATAATGCTTAAAATACTTGTATATTGATTTGTTTACTATAATTCCTTCTCGTTGTCGCGGTCCCAAATGGAGTTGCCGAGTTCGCTTGAAAGTGTCCGTCTTTCCGCTCCGCTCTCCCGTGGGCCGCCGCCTTGGCCTCGCAGCATGCTTGGTGACGCTCCCTTGATGATGTGGTTCTTCTCCACCTGCATCTTGGCGTTCTTGCCACGCATCTCGCCCTCGGTCTCGGCAGCCGACACATTCTCGTCATGCATCACCGCCTTTGCGAGCATCTGCCAAATGTCCTTGTCAACCTTGTTCCTGATTGCGCCCTCCTGAATCCTGTCCCAAAGCGAGTACATTTCGTTGGTCTGCTCGTCAGTCATGCCGTTCTCGTCCGCCACCTCAAGCATCGCCTCAATCGACGGGCCGATATTCTCCAGTTGCTCCTTCTCGAGAAGTTCCCTGTCGCTCACGCTCTTTGCGTACTCGTTCATGCCGTCAAGCACATTGTTGGCGAGTTCCTCGTTCTCCGGGTCCTTCATGAGTTCGATAAGGGGTTCGCCGCCAATCTTCGCAAGCACCTTCCAAGGGTTGCCGCCGTTGTGCGCCTCGACAAGCATCTGCGCGAAAGCGGGGTTCTTTTTCAGCATCTGCACAATCTTCTCGTTGTCCTCCTCGTAGGATTTCACACGGTTGTCAAAATCGTCATAATCAGCATTAATCGCTCCGTAGTAGGCTTCCTCGTCGTTGCGGTCAATGTCGGCATGGCGTTTTGAGAAATTGTCGTCCCACTTTTTCTTTGCGGACACAACTTCTTGATTTTCAATATTTTTCTCGTTCTCCATATAGATACACGCTTTTATTTATTCACGAAATTAAACTATATACAACACTGCTGATTTCCAACAATTCACAAAGTATCACAAAGTGTTGGTAACTTTATTATATGAAAGCGAGCAAGTTGGACTATGGAGAGCAGCGTAACAATGAGCTGTTGAGGGTTTTCCTGTCGTACCTCACGATGGGCTACGGCACAGACGAGTCTGTGCGCCTCGCTATCGACACGCCGTGTTCGAGATACTGGACTTCGCCAGAGAACGCCTTTAAGCGCATAAGCGCGATGCGCCGCGGAAAGGAGTACACGAAAAAGGGCACAAGGGCTGGGCGGCTGTCGATGTTCGCCCACATCATGTGCAGGTGCGGCGGCGACTACTCTGTCCAGAATATAGAGAGGGTCGTGTATTCGGAGGCCCCACGGTTCTTCCTCACTTTCGAGACCGCAAAAAAATACATCTACAACACAATAAACAAAAGAAAGAAATGCAGAGGCACATCAGAAAAATAGTCATATTCCCGCTTGTGTTCATCTACTCGCTTGAAATCGCAAGCGGAGTGAAATACACGGGTGTACCGTTTTTAAACATATTCATGCACGGCAACGTGTTCCACCTGTTCCTGTGCTGCTATTGCCTGTGGGCGATGCTTGTGAACCGTCCGCTGTCAAACGCGCACATGCTCTCGGTCGGGCTTGTTTCCGCCACGGTCGGCATGTACCTGTCGCCAACTCCGTTTCAAGGCACATCGGGAATCATATTCACCATCACCGGGCTTCTGCTTTCGGCATACCCGACAAGGGGGAATTATGTCCGTGTGGCCATCGCGACGGCTATATGCACGGCTGTGCAGCCATCGTCTTGGTGCGTCCATATCGTGCCGCTCGTGTTGGGTTTCTTCTATTACAGGATTTTAAAGACAGCACGCCATGGGTACACCGTTTAACCACAGGTACAACGACGAGGACAGGAAGAAGATGCACTCGCCAGAGGCCCTTGAGAAGAAAAAGAGGACTTTGCAGGCCAAGAGGGAGTTGCGAGAGAATGTCAACGCCATACTTGCCGAGGACGATGAGCGCAACAAGGCGTTGCAGTCCACGTTCGACCCGATTACCGGCTACAACTCGGTCGGTGACAGGGTGCCGTTTTTTCTCCGTGTGAAGCAGGGTGTGGAGTACAAGTGGTGGATTCCACGCGAACTCGCTGGCAACGAACTTGTGAGGGAGTTGAACAAGTGCGGCTCCATAAGGCTGTTTTGCAAGCAGAACTGTATGCAGGGTAAGGACGAGATGGTGCTTTCGGAATTGATAAAGCTGCGCGCCAAATACGACTTCCCTTTCTACGCCGCTTCGTTCGTGTCCATCAAGTCGAAGAAGGGCGGAAGCAATGTGAAGTTCGTGCTGAACTATCCGCAGCGAATACTTTGCGGCGTGTTCGAGAGGTTGCGCACACAGGGCAAGCCGATAAAGGTTATCGTGCTGAAGGCACGGCAATGGGGTGGCTCCACGCTCACCCAAAACTACATGGCTTGGATTCAACTGATGCACAAGGAAGGGTGGTACTCCGCTATCGTGGCGCACCAGTCGTCGGCGGCTTTGAAAATCAAGGCTATGTACGACAAGATGATTCGCGACTTTCCTCCTTCGCTTTTGGATATTCCCGACAAGGGCAAGATGGCTCTAACGCCATATTCGGGCTCACGAACCGACTATACCATAACCCAGTCGAAGAAGCCTGTGCGTGATGTGGTTATTTCTATCGGCTCCATGCAGTCGCCCGACTCGGTGCGTGCCGGTGACGTTTCCATGGTGCATTACTCCGAGGTTGGACTTTACCGGACCACCGAGGGAAAGACACCGGAGGATTTGATTCAGGCAATTTCCGCGTCAATCCCCGATGCCCCGCTTGCGATGAATGTGATGGAGTCAACGGCAAAGGGCGAGAACAACCTTTTCCACCACGAGTGGCTTGACGCGAAGAAGCCAGAGAATGACGGCTGGAGCGGACGCACCCCGGTGTTTATCCCTTGGTACTATATCGAGATTTACCGCCGTCCGTTCGCTGATGATGCGGAGCGTCGCACATTTGCAGAGAAGATTTTCAAGGGCAAGGACAAGACCGAGACTAAATCGCCGCGCGAGGAACCGGGCTCGTACATTTGGAAACTGTGGGAAATGGGAGCGTCACTCGACGCTATCAACTGGTATGTGAACAAGCGCAGGGAGTTCCGCAGCCACGACTCGATGGCATCGGAGTTTCCCTCGGATGATATTGAGGCGTTCGCGCACTCCGGTCAGGCGATATTCGACAAGTACAGGATAGAGAAGTTGAGGAAGGACTGCTGCTCCCCACGAAGGCTTGGCGAGGTGATGGGTGATGATATAAGCGGCCCGCGCTCCCTGTCCAATCTCAGGTTCGTTGACGACACACAGGGGTGCTTGCGTGTGTGGGAGTTGCCCGACAGGTCATTCAGGGCATCAGACCGCTATGTGGTGTCGATCGATGTCGGCGGCGTGAGTTCAAAGAGCGACTATTCGGTTATCGTTGTCATTGACCGCTGGTGGCGCACCGAGGGCGAGAATGACGAGATTGTGGCGGAGTGGCACGGACACATACGGCACGAGCTGCTGGCGTGGAAGATGTTGCAGATAGCCACATTCTACAACGACGCGCTCCTTGTTCCCGAAGCCAACACATACATTCAGGACTACAACAAGACCGAGGGCGACCACGCCCAGTTTATCCTCGACACGATAGGCGGCATATACCGCAACATGTACACACGCAAGGCATCGCCAGAGAAAATCCGAGAGGGAAGGGCGCGCGAGTGGGGTTTCTTCACGAGCCGCTCGTCAAAGGAAATGATTATCGACCACTTGAAGATGCTCATCAACACGCACGGATATACGGAGCGTGAGGTGGAGGCTCTTGCTGAATATGGCGTTTACCAGCGTGACGAGAATGGTGCGGCAAACGCCGCTGTCGGCTACCACGACGACCGCCTGATGTGCCGCGCTATCGGCTTGTATGTTTCCTCTACAATGCCTATACCGCGTGAGGTCAAGGACAACAGCAGTGATAACAGGTTCAGGTTTGGTGGTGGCAACTGGCTTAACGAGTCACAGTTCTGATTTATATACACACGAAAAAAAACAGCGGCACGCATATTGTTTGTGCCGCTGTTTTTTTTCTTGTTCCCGTCATTCGGTGAATGTGCCTGCGAGTTTCGACACAAGCACCTCCGCATCGTCTTTCACATTTGCGTTGATGTCCTGAGCTATGCTCTGCTTCTTAGGCACGACAAACTCCATTAGTTTAAGATACGCCTTCACACGGTCGCCCGGCTCCATTTCGGCAAGGCACTTCTTCATGTCGCGTATGTCTATCAGTTTGCCGAGGTTTTCCTCGTTCAGTTCCTTTTTCGCCATATCGTCAGAATTTTAGGTAGTTCGAGTATTCGTCATTTGTGTGGCCAATGGGTATTCTCGTGTTGATTGTCACTTTGAGCCTTGACCTTGCGCTCTGTGCCGCCACCTCGCTCGCTGTCGGGTCACGCCCAACAAGTGTCTCCCATTGCGCTCTGCACTTCATGAGCATGTACTGCTTCACGGTAACGGCTATCTTGTAGCCCATCTGCGGATATATGTCGTCGGGGAATTGCAGGCTCACGTTGTAGTCGTGCATATCTATCGTGTCGCCGCAAAGTTCATACTCCACGCTGTCGTTATGCACGCTCTCGCCACAGTCACAGCCCTCGTGACCACAGCAGCAGCCGTGCGCCACGGTGTACGCGCTTAACGCGTCGAGCATTTCCACCCACGCCATGTCCAACGCCTCCTTGATGAGTGAGGCGTGTCCGAAGTCTGTCGCGCCCTGTACGGTGTGCCTCAGTTTCATCTGCTCGTCGCTCATCAGTTCGCCTATGGTGTATGACCAAGTGGCGATGCTTTTCATTATCTCCCTGCACGGGATTTTGATGTCAAACCTTTTCATCGCTATGCTTGTTTTGTTGTTGCTCTCTCATTCGCTCTGTCGCCTCCTTTGGCGAGAGCAGGTCGTACTGGTTGAGGATACGTTCAGCGTTGTGCTGAGCCACGGTGCCGTTGTCAACCATTCCCTCGTAGTCGCTCGGAACACCTTGCGGCTTTTCTTGTTGTGGTTGTGTTTGTTGCCCTTGTCCACTCTGCTCCATCTGCGCCTGCTGCTCCATCTGCGCCTGCCTTGTCTGCTCCATCGCACGAAGCACCCTTTGCTTGAAGTTCCAGTCGCCAAGTTCAACATACTGCCTTCCGTCAATGTCGCCACGGTTCAAGAGCATGGTGAGCAGGTCGGGACTTACGCTATTGGCGTTCGGTGCGTCGTCCTTGTCGTACAGTGTCACATCCGCGTCAATGTCACCGCAAAGTTCGGGGTCGTAGATGATTGGCTCCTGTGAACCCGCAATCGTCAGCCTTTTGCGCTCCGTGTAGAACTGCTGCACTAGTTTCAGCACCTTTCTCGCCACGTTTGTCATCATCTGATTGTATGATTCCAAAAGGTCGAGGATAGCCACAGACGAGTTTTGTGTCTGCTGTGCGTATAGCGCCGCGCTCTGTCCGCTGAACCCCGGCTTGCCTTGAAGCGCGCTGTTCACGCCCGAAGCCTCTTCGAGTATGTTCATTTGCAGTTGAAGCATATCCGCCGTGCCGATATTGGTTAGCCTGTTCGCCACCTGTTCGGGTCGCGCCATGCTTGCGGGGTTCGCCTTGTCGTCGTAGAACATCACGGCGTTGCTCTGCGTCCACTCCCTCTGAATCTGCTCGGGTGTCTTGCCCTCTGGAACAAGCGATATCGGGAACAGCAGAATACCCTTTGCCGCCGACAGGAGCAGTTTGTCATTTACCGATATGAGTCGGTTGATATACCTCTGCTGGTCTATAAGGTCGGCAACGAATGAGTGAACCTCGCCGTTCGTGTACGGGTACAGTTTCATTACATAAGGATGCTCGCCATGCTCAAATGGCGACTCCTGCTCGTCAAGCACATCACCGAACGGAGAGAGGTAGCGCACATACCAGTATTCCGACATTATCCAGTTCATCTCTATCAACGCCACATCGTCAAGGTCTATCGGCGCGTCGGGGTGCTGTGTGTTCCATTTCCTCGCGTTCTCTATCCTGTTCCTGTTGATGAGGTCGTAAAGCGGCTTGTCCTTTTCGTCTATCTCGAACAGTTTGTCGCTTTCCTCCTGCGCCCAGTCTTGGCAAAGGTATTTTGGCTTGCGCTCCTTTGTCCACACCTCTATCACACGGCAAAGCGACCTGTCCTTTGGAACATAGAAGTCGGCAGAGTGGCTCTCCTTTCCGTTCCACATCTGACTGTTGAACTCGCGCACCGTCTCCATATCCGAACACCTGTTGTATATCGCGTCGAGTTTTGCGTAGTCCTGTCTGCTGTGCGCGAAAGTCCTGCACAGTTCGCTGAATGTGATGTCGTGAATCTCGCCTATGATACTCAAATCCCAACCACGGCTATCGACCATGTTGGTGTCCCAAAAAGCGTACTCGAAGTTCGGCACGTTGCTTATCCACACGTTTTGGCTTCCGCCGTGAATATCCCACACGGCCTTCTGCATCGCCCAGCCCGTGATCAGGAATCTTCCAAGACCCTCCGCGTCAAGCCCCTTCTTGTCGTTGAGGTCGTATATGCTCTTGATTGCCACGGTCAACTGGTCTATCGCGCCCTGCTCGTCGGGGTCGTTTGCGGAGCAGGCAGGTATCTTGTTCTGCTTTCTCCACACACCCACAAGCACACGCACAAGGCGGTTGAGCATGTTGTTGGTGAGCGGCACATTCCCTTGCGCCACGATGCTGTCGCGCTCCTTGCATCGGCATCCGTTCTGCCAAATCTCATCACCCCACTGGTCGCCAATCACATAGCGGTAGTTTCTTCTCGCGCTCTCCCTGAACTCGTAAAGCGCGTCATAGCACGACTGTGCCTTCATCAATATGTCAATCTCGCGGTTGCCGTCCTTGATGTACTTCACCGAATCGATTGTCTTTGCCGATTCCTTGGAGTTCACGGTCAGCCGTGAGCGTAGTCTGATTTTGCTCCTGTTCTTATTTATGGCCATAGATAAAAACTTTTTCAGCAAAGTAATGCCTTTATCGTTTCGGTGTTGTTCCAACAATTCAACATAAGCCCATACAGCGCAATCCTTTCCAATGTTTGCAATACTGGAAAGGATTGGAAACAGCAGTGGCGGAATCTTCTGTGATGCCGCCACCGTGGGTTGTGGTATATTACAAAGTAATGCTACTCAATGGAGTTCAACAGCATTTTCGCCACTTCCTCCTTCGGTTTCATATCACCGTCGATGACTTTTCCCCTAATGGAGCGAATTTGCTCCATTATGGCATCGGCGGCCTTGTCGTTACCAGCCTTTACGGCCTTTGTGAGTTTCGTTTTCAGGTCTTTTATCAGCCTGTCGGCCTCGCTTGCATATACTGCCGTCACAAGGCCGTCACCAATGGCGGTCATTCGCCTGTACGCGTCTTGGTAACTGATGTCACCGTCCGAATACATCTTCATGACCTCTTTCGCCTTGGCCTTTTGCTTCTCGCTGTCGTCATGCAGTTTCCTCAACCTCGCATCGGCTTTCACATCGTCCGCCGTGGCTATGATTCCGTATGAGCCTTTCACTTCGCCTCTCGCAACCGTGCCGTTGTCGATGTCGGACTTGTTCACATACTTTCCGCTCTCGGAAACGCCTTTTGGTATCATCTGGAAATCTTTGACACCGGCCTTTTCCGCGAGTTTCACATAATCGGAGTGGGTGTGGCCTTTAACCCCGTCTATTCGCTCAAGTTCCTTCATCAGCGCGAACGCCTCTTTCCTATCATTGTCGCCGCCTGTCAGTTTCTTCTTGATTTGGCGGAGAATGTCGTGAACAAGGTTATACCTCAAGGTGCGCTCGCTGTTGCCGCTCTTCTGCTCATATCCGAGAGCGAGTTTAAGCGAGTCCGTCTTCTGTTTCGCCTGCTCATCGGAGTATTCGAGTTCCCTGTTTTTCTGAATGATTTCTTTCCTCTCGTGGTTTTTGAGCCATTCGTCGTGATAGTCGGCTGCGTCGGAAGCGTCTCTGATGTGGTACTCCGCCCACTCGTCAACATACTTGTTCAGGTCGCGCTTGAAAGCACGCGAGCGGAACAGTTCGGCCACCTTTCCTCTTGCGCCTCCGCTTTCAACCTCCCTCTTGAATATCTTCCCGTCTGCGTATGCTCGCTTGACGATGTAGTCCTCAAGGTCTTTGGCCGTCTCGCCCGTCTTGCCGTATGCGCCGAGGTAGTAGTCTTTAGCCTCGTGGTCACGCATACTTGACATTGGGGTTGAAAGGAAGTTGGCCACGCTGATGAGGTTTAGCGAACTGCCCTTTACCTTGTAGTCGTAGAATGCGTTGTAGAACCTTTCAACGGTCTTCATGTCTATACCGGTATATCCCCTGAACAACGCGTACAGCACGGTCTTGATGGTGTATTTGGCGGCATCCTCGTCCAAGTCCTCGATGTAGTCGCTTAAGCTGTCGCTGTCCTTGTAGCCTTTCAGGGTTTCGCCCGCGCTTCTCAACACCTCGCTGATTGCACCCTCGGCCATTGTCGGTGTCCACCCTCCGTAGCCCGACCATGCCGAGTTCACCAAGTTGTTGAGTATGGTTCCTTGGAGCGGTGCGGAGATTGTGGCAAACGCCACATCGCCGCTGTGACCCTCGATAAACCTGTCAAGAGCGGTTTTGCCTGTTGCGTCCTTCATGGGCGCCTTGTCGTCGTCGCCGCCGAAAAGTGCGTTGAATATCGCCTTCGCGCCATAGTAGAATCCCGCCACCCCAATAACATTGAGAATGTTCCACGACGCTGGCATGACCACGCCGTCCCAAAGCAGGTCAACGGTGGCTTTCGCTCCCTTGCTTATGCTGTGAAGCGGTTTCTCCTTGCCGAGTCTCAACAGCCTGTACGCGCGCTGTATGTCGTTGATGTGGTTGATGGACTTGCGCATAAAGCCGAGCGATGCCGTCTGGAATGTGGTCAAGCCCTTCTCGATAGGGTTTCCGCTCACCTGCATCTTGGAGATATAGGCTCGGCCGCTTGACTGCTGTGTCTTGTTGTAGTTGGTCTCTGCGCATGTCATGGCGTACTTGTGGGCATCTTCCTCGGTCGCGCCCTTGCGAATCGCCCTCGTGTACTCGTAGTCGTATATCGACTTTGAGTACACGGCCACAGCCGCCGCATCGAACACTTGGTTCAGGAAAAGCCCCTTTTGGGTGATATTCTCTTTTATCCACCTGTACAGGTTGCTGTTGTTGCCTACCACAGATTCGTACTCCAGCATAATGTTACCCATCTTTCCGTTTCGGTAACGCTCTCTGAACTGCGGCAGATTCTTCCACGCCCAATAGCACGAGCCAACCATACCGGCAAAGGTGTTTTCCGCGTTCTTCACCTTGCCTGCGAGCAGTTCCGTTCCTACCGGCATGAGTATGTTGGCGAAAAGCCTTGCCTGAAAGCGAGGGTTATAGGAGTAGTTCACACCGGCGATGATTGACTGCAACTGCTTTACGGCAGTCCAGTACCTGAAACCCACGGCTGAACTTGCGTACATGCTTTGAGCCTCGTTTATCACCTGCGATGTCACACTCTCGTCGCGCTTGTCGACACCAGCGAGGGCGTGCATAGCGTCCCTGAACTTTCTCCACTTGTTCGCCCCTTGCAGTTTCAGCGTCTCGCGGAAGGCGCGTGAACTCAACAGTATCGAAATATCCTCGCGCATGTCGGCGAAATGGTACCAGTCCTCCATCTCTGCGACATGCTCGTTCAGGATTTTCAGCGCGTCCTCTGTTGTGCTCAACTGGTAACTGTGCTTCACTCGCTCTTTAAGCGCGCTCGGCATGGGGATTGTGTTGCCGTTGTCGAAACTGGTCAACTCGTCCTTTGTCACGATGTCGCCGCCGTAAATCTTGAACGGGAAATAGTTCTCGTGGCGTGTGATTTCGGTGCCGTACTTCTCCACATACTTCTCGTTGTACTTTTCGTAGAGTTTCGGCAGGAAGTCACCGACTACCCACTCGCCGAACTTGACCCAGTTCTCGCCAAGCCCGGCTTTGATTTCTGAAATGGAGTATGCGTCTATACCTTGGCTTTCGAGTTTAGTCCTGCCTTCCTCGCTCAGGCTCCACAGGTACATGGACAACGCCTCGCCCTTTGTCACCTCGGCAGGAACAGGCTCGCCCGAAAGTGTCTGCGTGAATTTAACCTTCTTGTTGCCGTCCTTTGGCTTCTTTGAGCCGAAAAACTCCCTGCACTTTGACTGTATCTCCGAGCGCAAACCCTCTATCGACTCAATCCGCCTGTCCTCCGACCTTGAATAGCCCCTTTCGCTCTCCATAATCAGGTGGTAAAGTTCACCCTCGCCAGAGAAATGGTTCACATCCACACGGCTTAACATGCTCTCCGCCGATTCTGTGGGTGCGAGGAACACCCAGTTCCACATCCTCCTTAACACGCCAGTCGACTTTTCCTCGCTCTCTTTGGCCTGCTGTTGACCCTTTACGCCAGCGGGTCTTTCCTTGCCGGTGTCAACAGCCGCGATGCCGATATGGGCGACCTCGCTCCTGTGTTCCAAACGCTCCTGCTGCTGGGCCATGAACTGCGTCTTGCCTATTTTCAGAAGCGACCTCATATCGTTGTTCAAATCCCTCAACGCGTTTCGCGCCGCATCTTTAGCGGCATAGAGCCTCGCCCTCTCCTCTCTGATTTTGAGCGCGGTCTGCAATCTCCTGTCCCTGCGGTTGGCGGCCTCCATCTCGGTGTCCGTGGGTGTCGGGGCATCGCTTTTCCATTGTTCCTCAAGTGCCTTTAGCCTGCTCTGCGACTTGTCAACTTCCGCGAACAGCTCCCTCACATCAACAAGGGAGCAGACAAACGGCATTATTTTTAGCATTTCCTTGTCGTGTGCCGACATTTGCGCCACACCGTCCTGCTCGTCCTGCTGCTTTGTCATCAGGTCGTTCCAAAGTTTGTTGTATTCCTCGGTTGTCCTTGGAACGGCCGCGTCTATCGCATCGTTGGTTTCCGCAAGCGCGTCACTGAACTCGGTATCGAAATTCGCCAATTCCGACTTCACATTGTCGCGCTCGCTGTTGATGGCCTCAATCTCCGCGTCGTACTCGTCTTTGGTGATTGCGCCGCTGTTCAGGCGTTCGTTTGCGCTGGCCTCCGAGAGTTCAAGTTCTTTCAGTCTGCCTTGCAGCGACTTTTTCTTTGCGAGCATTCCGTCAAGCGACTTCACAAGCGACTTTAGCCCGTTGCCGAACTCTCCGTCAAAGCCACGGAACATTCCTTTGAGTGTTTCAATGGCTATCCTCACGGTGTTGCTCACCTTTACGCCTATCTTCTTGCCGCTGCTGTCCTTCTTTGTTGTCTTTACGGAAAGCATGTCGGCAAGGTCGTTGATGAGTTTCCTTGTTTCAATGCCCACTATCACATCGTCAACCTTCCTTATCGTGTCGTCAAGTTTGGTTGCGAGGTTGTTCCTGTCCTGCTCCGTTCCGTCTTTCGCGTTCCATTGCTTGGCGATGTCGCGGACACTCCTGACAAGGTCGTTGAACTCCGCCTTGCCCATCTCCTTCGCGAGTATTGGCGACAACTCTCCGCTGATGTATTTCACAAGTGATTTCGCCAAGTCTGAAACATTCTCGCTCTTTGACTTGATTTCCGAAATCTTCGCCTTGTACCTTGAGCGGATGCCGGTGTTTCCGATGTCGGTCTTTACTCTCTTTATCTCGGTGGTTAGGCTTTTGGCCTTTTCAGTGTCACCACCCTCTGTCGCCTCTATGAGTTTAGAGTTGAGGTCTGCGAGTTTTTCCGTCAACTTCGCGCTACGCTCGTTTTCCACGGCGACGGTCTTTTTGGCGTTGAGTTCGTTCAGCCTCTCGCGCAATGCGGCCGCGTCGCCCTTCGCTACCTCGGAGTGCGGCTTGCCCGAAAGATACTCCTTCGTGGCTTCGGCACGGAGTTTCTTCACCCTGTCTATCTCGGCTTTTATCTCGTCAGAGGTGGAATTTTTTTTCAGTTCCCTGTTTACGGCCTGCTCTATCTCTGTGTGCTTGCTGTCATACCCTGCGTCCCCACCTTTCGTGTTTTTTCCGGTCACGGAGAGTTGGTATCGAACCACGTCCTCGCCATTCACCTCCTGACGCTCAGCAAGACCAGTCGTGTCCTTGAACTCACCGCTATACAGAGCCTGCTTGATAGACTCAACTATTTCAACCAAGGGTTTTCCCTCTGCTCGTTGCAGGGAAATTTCGGGATAGAAAAACTCTACGATATGTGCAGAACCATCGTTCGTGATACCCTTATTGGGTTTTCGGGTAACAACTATGCTGATACCATTGTCTTCCCCGACGGTGTCAAAATTTGAAACTTTGGCATTGTGGTCGCTTATCCTTATGGTTACGACTTCTCCACTTTTCGTTTCAAAGGTTGCATACTTGCTGGACTTGCCACGGTTATCCACACCGAATGCCTTTGCAATATCTCCGATAAATGTCTTGCGGTGAGATGATGTTTTTTCAAGATTTCTTGCAAGAGTATCAAGATTATTCAGTACCTTTGCACCGTCAGCACTTGAAACGGCAGTGGCTATGGCAGTCTTTTGTGATTGCTCCGCGGTTTCAAGTGCTCTTTTTTGTTTGGCACTAAACCTGACACCAGCCTCACCCTTGCCTATCTTCATCGGTTCAACACCATCCAGCAAGTCTTTCATCACACGGTCGGCAACCTCCTCCGCACTCTTGTAATGGATATGCAGGAAGTCGCACACGCCTTTCCAAAACTTCTTCAAGGATTTCTTTACACGCCCCAACGCGCTGATAGCCTCGGTCTTCTCAAACAAATCACCATTACCATCGGCAACCTTATGCGCTTCCTCGCGCAAGCGTTCCGCGCCTCTCCGCCCTGAGTAGGTAGCAATCACCTCGTCGGCAATCTCGTCATCCGTATTCAGTTCCGAATAACGTTTCTTCACCTCTTCCCAAACACTGGTGCCCTTCATCATACCCACAACGTTCTGCCACTCCTTCGGGTTGCCGCTTCTCAAGGCACTCGCCCAAAGATGAGCATACTCATGCACCGGAGTCTCGCTCGTGGCAATCTTTGGGTCAATGTATATCTTTCCGCCAACAGTGAAGCCATAAGCCTCACCATTTGCAGTGCGGAAGAAACGGATGTGGTCAGAAATTTTGGCATCTTTAAAGTTAGCACCGCTGCTATGCCATACACGCTGCTCACGAATACCAACAGAACGTTTTTCGCTCGCATCCAAAACTTTTTTGCTTGGATTGTACGACATCTCAACATTTTCAAGTAACTTTGCAGCACTGATAGAGTTGTTCGTATTGGGGGAAGGACCTTCATGGTTTTCCCATGTTCCTGCGAGCAACTCAATTTTTGTTGCTTCATAGCTATGTGTTACATAAGGGAAAGAAACATCCCTTGGATCTTCCTTCAACGTTATCTTCACACGATAAGGCTTGCCGCCAATTTCTACAGCACCGTAACATCTATGAACGAGAACATCCTTGTTCATTCCATTCTCGGCACTACGCTTGCCGTCCTTACCCTTAAGAAAGTCAGGATGAGTTTCTACATCAATACTCGTTCTCAAGACCTCAGGCAACACTTTCAACACAGACAAATGCACATCCTTGCTGTCACTCTTATCAACAGCACTCTGCGACATGAACTTGTCAATGGCAGCATTGCTGATACGCACATCACCCTTGCCGCCAGTCTCCTCATTGTTATAGACCTTCGAAACATTCTTCTTGGCCCACTCCTTAGCCTCCTTATAGTTCATAAAGCCATGGTCAGCCTCAGCCGTCACAACCATTACCTCCTTATCGGCAAGATTTGACTCAACACGACCAAGAGGATAAGCCTCATAGTCATAAGGCTCGCCGAACGACATCTCACGAGCCCTTCCGTTAGCCTCGTCCAGCACGCGCTGTCCTTCTTCCTCGTTTGTTATGACCTCCATACCGCTCTCGCGCAATCTACCTATCACGGCATCGCGCAGAGCCACCTCAGCCTTAGAAGGCTTCACGCCTTCCATGCCTATCTGATAACGCTCGTTGGCCTTACGATGGTTGAAACGCTTCGACGGAACAATCACATTCCCATTGTCGTCGCGTACCACAAGGTCATTCAACTTGCGATTGTTCTTCGCGTTCTTGTACTTATATTCCTTGCCGTTATCGTAACCCCACTCGTTGGCGTCATTTCCGTCCCACCAAAGTTCATTGGCAGGCACCTCGTCCTCAATGATGCGATACTTACCTTTCAGACGACTGTTGCCGTGCATCTCAGCATACTTCTTCGATGGAGTCACCCAGTCGCCATTGCGCAGTTTACCCTCCATTACCGAAATGGGTACGGCGCGATACACCTTCACTTTCACACCCTTTTCGCCTCTCTTCAATGCTTCAAGCGCAGCCTGTATGGAGCGTGCAGACTCCAATCCATGGGGCGTGTTCTGCGAGTAGCGTTCGGGATGTGTAAAATAGTCATCAGGCTGTTGGCTATATCCCAAAGCCATGTCCTCCAAGTTCACATCGGGAGCGTTGTCCTCCACATCGGCGCGACGAGCCTCGTCACTCTCATAGCCTGGATTAGATGGAGCAACCCACGCACCCACCCCCTGGTATTCGCTATCAGTGTCGGCATACCCTTTGCGGCGTGCGGCTTCGTCAAGCATATCTCGCGCTGCTACTTCGTTACCGTTATCCAACGCCTCCATATAGCGGCGGTCAATCTCGTCATCAGACAGCAAAGACAACTCTTCCAAGTGGGCTTTTCGCTTTGCTTCCTCTTCTTGCGCTTTTTTGCGCGCAGCTTCCATGGCTTTGTGTTCGTCCTCAACTTGATTGCGATACTCCTCCAAGAGTTTGTCCACATCACCGAATTTCTCCTTCAATGCTTCCTCTACTGGTCTTCTGAACTTACGCACATCCATCAACGAGTGTATCTCGCCCTCATGTGCGGCAATAATCTTCCTGCCTATCATTGCCCGTGCACGCATTGCCTGTGAAGTTGAACCTTTCTTTATGCCCTCGGCATACATAGCCACATCTTCGGCATCTAATCCATATTGTTCGGCAAAGGCTGAATAATCCTCCACCTTCTGTAATCTCGCCTCTGATGCCGTATCGTCAACCCAGTCCTTTACGGCTTGTTCCTGTGGTTTCTCCTTTGGGGTGAACACCACCTTGCCGTTCGAGTGGTACGGCTCTCCGCTTGACTTCACATGCGACTTGGTTACATTGCCGCCCTTGCCAACGGCATCAACAACAATGGTCATAGGACTGCCCTCGTGTTCCACAACAAGTTCTTCGCCTTTTTTGTACGCCACACCTTCTCGCTCCACACTTTCTTTTGCGCCTGTTTCAATATCAGATGCTCTCAATCTTGCGTATTGACCCTCTATCGCGTCGATCCACGCAACATCTTCAATGGAAACCCTCTTGCTGAAAACCTTGCCGCCTCCAGCATAGTTCTTTGCCTCCATTTTTGAAGGTGTGACAAACACACCGTCCTCAATAGGCTTGCTGGAATAAACAGTTATCTCTCCTGCCTTTAAAGCGGACTCGGCATCTTCTTTTGTGTAGTCAGGTGTGAATGGGGCCTCGCTATCCGACACGGCTTCTTTGAATGTCTTAATATCGTCAACACTTCTAATTCCCGTGTGTTGTTCGTCGCGCATTGGGTTTGATTTGTTTATAATATCAAGTTGCGCGGTTTTATTGGCATCCTTTTCTACCTTTCCCTTGATGGTAGTCGGTTGCTTAACCGGGTCTTTCAGGCCGAACATCTGCTTCATGTACGCGTAACCCTCTGGCTTCTCGCTCAACTCCCCGTTCGAGTATTTGATGGCCTGCTCCTTGTCGGAAAGGAATTGCTTGGTGAGCATTTCCATTCTCGCCTTGTTCCCAAAGTCTTTCTCTGTGAGTTCGTGACCGAGATGCACATGGGAGAAATACTGGTTGAATTGGTCAACCGTCGGCTGCCCCTGCTCGGTTTCTTCCACAGGCTTGGTTCCAGCCGCTTGCTCCACCTCGGTTTTTGTGTCTGCCTTGGCTTCCTCTTTTGGGGTTTCTGCCTCAATAGGCTTTTCTTCCGCCTTTGGCTCTTTCGGTTGTTCGGCGGGTTTTTCGTCTGCTGGCTCAATCGGTTCGCTATCGCTCTTTGGTTCTTCCAATGGCCGCATATCTTCCTCGGTTTTCGCCTTCGGCTCATCCAATCCGAATTTTTCCTTCCAGTAGTCCCAGTGTTCGGGTTTCTCCAAACTCTCGCCATTGGAGTATTTCACCGCCTGCTCCGATTCCGCACGGAGAGCGTTCACCTCGTCGGTGTAGTTCTCGGCATCTTCCCTGATGTCGTTTGCCGTTTCCTTGTCCGCCTTGTTGATTTTGATGTAGTCCTCGATACCGACACCCTCTTTGCCTGTGGTTTCCTCGCTCGGTTTCTCTGTTTCTTTTTCGGGAGCGGCCACCTCTTGCTGTCCACCTTTCTCTGCCTCTACCACAAGTGGTTCGTTGGCTGGCCCTGCTGGCGGCTCGCTTGGGGTTGTCGGCTCGGTCTGCTCTAACGGCGTATCCTTTGCTGTGTTCTCACCGTTGAGTGCCTTTATGTACTCGTCAACAGCCTCTCTCTCGTTTTCACTCCACTTGTAGTAGTCCTTTGCGAGTATTTTGTCAATGTCAACACCCCTGCTCTTGTTGAAGTCACGCCTCACTGAACTGGAGTTGTCTGCATTTTCGGAGCGCAGGTTTTGCAGATACACCTCGTCAAACCTCTTGAGCATCCTCTTTTCGCCATCGGTCAACTGCTCGCCATTCCTGTCTTTCTCGAACGCTGTCTTGAGCATGTCTGTAAGTTCCTTTTCGGTGGCCGTTCCGTTGAGTTCGGAAAGCACGGCCCGTGCAGCGCGCTCCGAGCATGTGTCCATCCACTGTGCGTCTCTCGCACCCTCCGCTATGGCCACGTTGTTGCGCTTGATTACGGTATTAAGTCGTGTCTCCTCAAGTTTGGCATCTTTAAGCGACCCAAAGTCCCTCTCGCAGAAAGCCTTCCCATCGGCGGTGTATGTCCTAACGGTGTAAACCTCCTTGCCCTTTTCGCCATACTCGCTCACAATCTCGCTTCTTGTGATGGTCGGTGTGGCTATCGCTCCGCCACCGATGGCGGTGAGCAGTTTCATCTTCGCCGATTCAAGCACTTTCGGGTTCACGGTGATACCGTAGAGTTTGCTCGCGATGGCCTTTCCGTCCTTCATGAAGTAGCCGGGTGAGTTCTTTCCGTTCGGTGCGTATATGTCGTCAAACATCTGCTTCACACTCTTGTAGCCGAGCGAGCGCAGCTCCTCCTTGGTGAACACCGACTCGTTGAGCTGCGTCCTAACCTTGTACTCGTCGGCTATATGTCTGATGTTGGAGAGTTTTCCGGGAACGTGCATACCAAGGAACTCACCGAATTTCTCGAAGTAGTACGACTTCAAGTCCTCGCTAATCTTCTCGTTGCTCAACAGCACATCCTTCGCTGTCACGAGCGCGGCGTTCGCGCCGGGTCCGAATATGTCCTTGAAGGCGATGTTGGTCGCAACCCTTATAGCGGTCGCGGCCTTGCCTGTGCCGTTGAAAAGTTTAAGCACCTTATCGGCCCCGTAGTTCATGATTGACGGTGTGAAGCCCATCATACTGAAATCAACCGCGCCCGATGCAGAACTTTTCAACGCCTCGCCCAACTCTGGTGTCACACCACGGGCGAGCGAGCCTAAACTGTATGCCACAGGACTGTATATCGCGCCAAGCCCTGCGCCGTTCGCAACACCGATTACCACTCGGCCGCCGTTTGTCATCGACATCATTTTGAAGGCCGCCTCCCCAGTCGCCGATGATACGCCTTTGGAGAAGCGAGGAAGAAGTGTTGTCAGCACTCCTTTCGTTCCAGGTTCAACAAGTTTACCCAAACCCTTGAACGCTGGGTAGTCGCCCAACATCGTAACCGCCGACCTCAACGCGATTTTCCCGTAGCCAGCCATACCCTGCTTCGCCCACTCTTTCGCGCGCTCGTCAATGCTTGCGCTGTATGTGTCGAGCAGGGTCAGTTTGTTGCCGCCGCCTTTCGAGCGCATACTCGCCTGCGCAATAGAGCCTACGAGCGTGTTCATCAGGCCGCCGATAATAACCGCCTCGGTGTCGCTGTTCACTTTTGCGCCAGTACGCGCGAGGCACACGCGCTGGAACTCGTTGGCGATATACTCCGCCGCCTTGTCGGTGTCATAGTTGAAATTCTTGGAGAGCGAGAGGGTGAGCGCCGCCAGCCTGTCCTTCGGGATGCTGTTGAAGGCACGGTCAATCATCGGCTTCAAGTCCACACCGGTAAGCACTTTGGAGGCGTACACCATTCGCGCCGCATCCTTGTCGTCTGCGTCTGCTAAAGGGTTTTTAGCGATGTTGTCGTAGTCCTCCATCGCCTTTTTACCCACCTTGCCCTGCTCGCGCCTGTATTCTTTCTCGAACAGCCTTACGAAGTCGTCAACAGCGTTGCCGAGGATTGCCTGATAGTTGTTGTCGCCAAACTTCTTTGGTGTGCGCACTTTGATGAACTCTTTCTTCACGCTGTCGGATATACCGTTGTTTTCAAGCACCAAACTGTCGATTGGCCCGATGATGTATGGAATTTTATCGCCATACTTCTCTTTAATCCTGTTGGCGGCAAGCATGCCGTTCACATAGTCGTTGATGGCGGCGGTAGCAAGTTTGCCGGTGTTCTCCGATATGTACTCCTTGGCGGCTTTGGCTGTGCTGAATATATCCTTTTCGCTCGCGGCGGCCGCGCCCTCCTTGAAACCCTCCGAGGTGAGCATGGTGTTATTCTCTTCGTTCACCTTGTGGCTGTCCATCCAGTCGGAGATGTAGTTGATGTCGGCATACTTCTCGTCATACTCCTTCTTGGCCTGCGCCTGCTTGCGCTCGGCCTCCGCACGGAGCCTCTCGTTCTCCGCCTTTTGCTCGGCGTTATGGGCTTCTATCCTTTCGTTCAGGGTCTTGGCAGCGTTTTCGTAGCGCTCCTTCGCCTCGCGTTTCGCGCCCTCGCTCACGCCGCTCGCCATGATTTCCTGAGTGTCCTTTCCGAGTTGCTCCACATACTTCCTCGCATCGTCAATGCTGTGGTTATTTATCGTCAGCAGGTCTCTGGTGTCGTCGTCCAATTCGCCTACTTGAACACTTTGAACACTCTGAACAGGTTGAACAGGTTGCTCCACCTGTTGTTTCGGTTGCTCTTGTGGTTGTTCAGCCGGTTGCTGAACACTCTGCGGCTCGGTTGCTGTCTGAACCGCTTGCGACTGGGCGGCTGGCTCATCCTTCGCTTTCTTCACTTCGGGGTTCTGCTGCTGTTGAGCGGTTTCCTGCTCGTCCGTTTCGCCCTCTTTCAAAATAGACATTATGAACCTGTGCAACTCCCCATCGCCGTTTTGGTAGTTTGCCGCGAATACGCTGTCTGTCTCGTTTGCCATATCTTTACTGAATAATGAAATTACTAACTAAAAAAGACTGAAACCCTCTTTTTTATTTTTGTTGCGCATTTTTTGCGTCTTTATCTTTGTCGCGTTGTTCTTGTCGGTGCGCCTGTTCTGCTGCTTTTCCTTGTACACATTCTCATTGTGCTTGAAGGTCTGCTCGCGCCTCTGCTTCTCGTAGTCATACGCGCGCTTGTTGTGCGCGTCCACGGTCGCCTTGGCCGCCTTGAGCGCATCGCCGCTTCTGCGGTACCTGTTGTTTAACACGCCCACACCAGACGTGAATGTGTCTTTTGCGAGCCTTGTGGATGCCTTGTACGCCTCGATGGCGGATGTCATGTTGCGCGAGCGTAGGAAGTTAGATGCCTTCGCGTCGCTGCTTCTCGCGCTCTCCATGCGTTTAGTCCAGTAGTCAATGCGCTTCTGCAAGGCCGCCTCGTTCGCCTTTTCCTCCTTCCGAACCTTCTCTGACGCGCTGTCAACCTTCATGGCCACGCCTCCGTGTGTGGCGGTAAGCACGTTGCCGATTGCCGAAAGGGCATCGGAGAGCATGGCGAGTATCTTTGTGGCGTGCATGCGCTTTGCGTAGCCGGGGCTTGAGTAACGCTTGATGACCTCGTCCGCGGCCGCCATTCGCTCTATGGCGTCGGCCTTGTCGGAGATCGTGCTTGTGTCGTCCATTATCCTCTCCAAGGCCTCGTCCTTCTTCCTTGTGGCCTCCTCGACCTTCTTGGCGTATTCCCTCTCCAAGTCGGCCAAGTCCTTGTCGTATTGCGATGACGAGTTGTCGGCTGGCGTGAAGGACACAGGCTTTGGTCTTACTATGTTGCCGCTCTTGTCGCGCTCGTAGCCCTCCTCGTCTATCACCTGCTCGGCAGTCCTGCCCTTTGCGTCAACAACGCCGGTATCTACCGAACGGCCTTTGCGCTCTTCGCTTTCCTCTTGCTTCTCTTCCCCTTTGTCTTTCGGCCGCTCCACATTGGCGGCAACTTCCGCTTCCTGTGGCTGGGCGGTCTGCTTCGGTTCTTCGGCTTCCTCCACGTTTGGCTCTACTTTTTGCTCCATGGCGGTCGTTTCGCCACCCTGCTCCTCTTGTGGCGATGGCTGCACGGTGCCATTGTCAAACTTGCCGTCCAAATAGTCAAGCGCGTACTGATACAACTGTCTCTGGTTTGGTGTCAACCCTCTTTGTGCACGCACCGCTTTCAAGTCTTGTATAACTCGTGAAGCATATTCGTTTGTGAAACCTTTATCCCTTGCACTAATAGTTTGCACGCCTCTGTAAGCATCGCCATTACGAAATGTTTCCGCGTCCAACCGTGCATCGGCCTCTGCGCCCATTGCGTTCGCCTCGTTCTTTTTCGCCTGAACCTCGCCAGTCACATTGCCCTCCGACACCGAGCCTTGCAGGACTTTCACGCCACGTGCGTCGTCGATGGTATTTTCAGCCGCGCTGAGCGACCTTTGAGCCTCGTTTCCCGCCTTTATGGTGATGTTGCTCACCTTTGGCGTTTCCGTGGCTGTGGCGGACGCCTGTGCGCCTTGTTCGGCATCTTGCTGTGTTTGCACGTCTTTTGGCTCTGCGGCCTGTGTGGCTGGAGCTACACCAGCGTCTGCCGTAACCTTTTTGTTGGCGCCAGCAATATGGTCGGCCACCTGCCCTGTAATAACAGGCTCTACTTCGTTGTTTAGTTTCCTATTTGCCATTGTATCGGTTCTTTAAGTTATATCATAGTAATCCCTGTTCCAAAAGGCGTTGAACTCGCCACCCCTGCGCTTCGTGTCGTAATCGGGGTCAAAAAGGCTTGTAGAGCCAGCCTTCGTGCTGGTTGTTGCGGTAGGCGCTTGCTGCTGAACGGGCTTCTTGCCGCCAGAACCGCCCATCTCGCCTCCGAGGGCGATGATGTTGCCAGCGGTGTTCAACGCCTGTGACGTGGCAGCCGCCGTGTTCTGCTGCTTCTGCAAGGAGATGTTGTCGCGGGCGTTCTCGATTGCGCGCTTCTCCCTCCTGTACTCGTTATCGGCGCGCTCTTTGCGCGCATCGTCCCGCGCCGTGATTGCAGATGCCGTGTCGCCTATCGTCTTGTTCGCCGCCGCCTTCTCAGCAGCCACGCTCTCCGACGATGCGCCCGAAACGGCCGCCGCACCCGATGCGCGGTTCATTCTCGACTGCTGGGCATCGCGCATGGCGGTCAAGGCCCTCTGCGCCGTTGCCGACTCGGTGCCCACTTCGTTGTATTTTCGGTTGTACCACGCATTGTTCTCTCGCTCCCTCTCGTCAAGCGCGCGCCTGCGCTTGCGGGCCTCCTTCGCCTGCGATATGAAATTGGCGGCCGAACCGGCGGCACCAAGACCCAACCCCAACGCTCCTAATAAAAATCCCATAATCCGTATGATTTGATATTAAACTGCACAAATGTAAACAGGCACAAACGCAACACGTTTCCAACAATTCAAGTCAAGCACGGTGGAACAATGGATAAACGGAACTGGCTGGGGTTAAGGTCAAGATTAAAATTGAAAATTATTTTTATATATATAATCGCGCACACCACCCACACGAAAGGATACCTGGAGTATATATCAAATCTTGGGGTGTGTTCTCATACACACAACATATCACAACACTATTTTTTCACAAATTTTCACAAATAATTTCTTTCTTTTCTTCTATACTTCTTTTCTTTCTTATATACTAAGTGATAATATATAATAATAAATAATAAATAAATATTTTATATTATTTTACTACTACTACAACAACAATATACATTTTCTTTGATTTTGGGTTTAAACCCAACTGCTGTGAAAAAAACCCATTCGGATTGATAAATTTCCCAATCGTAAATTTAGACAGAATTTAACAATATCCTTAACAAGTGTTTAACGAAAACGAGGACAAAATTCTATATATCCGAACAACACCACCCTAAAAAGGTACTACCCGAATATATACGAATCCTTGCCGTGACAATTCGTCACACTTTGACAAATCGGGACAAAGGCTTTTCAAAAATCTTGGATAGTGCAAGAGTTTCATAAGAAGGTCGCACACATACGCATGTGGGGGTCCCATTGAGCGTATTGCTTTTTCCTTGCCCTTGCCATGGCTTCCGTGGTGGTTGACCAGCGCACACCAACCACGCACCCACCAACACCACGGAATGACACACGCAGGCGAGCAGTAGAGCATCACCACACCCCACCCATTTTTAACACACCCACACGAAAAAATAAAAAACGATAACTATTATTATGTTAAATGTTAAATTCGGCTTGTGCTAATATGTTTACACTCAATCGTTTACACAAATGTTAAACACTCAACGCCACCAAATGTTAAAGGAATTACGCCCAAATTGGCAGATTACCACGCAAAAAGCCCACCTACACACTAAAAGCAGAAGCCCCCGCCGCTGGTGCAACTCTCCAGCGATTAAGGGGGCGGCGGCGCGAAAAATCAAAAGCGGCTCTCATATTTGCGTTTTAAGGCATTATTTTTTGTCAAATGACCAACTACACCACCGAGAGCGAGAAAACGCCACAGAAGCCGCCCTACACGCAAATAACGGCATTTTAGGGCGCAACAATGCAGGCGAGTATTTAATCCCCGCCAACGATAGAAAATATTTATAATATTATAGATTTTATCTATCTATCACACCTATGTAACAAATATATTTACATTTGCGACTGAAAATATACATTATAATGCTATTTTTTGTCAGAAATTGACAAATTAATTTCAAGCTTCGCTCCGCAGTGTGGGCAGGTAACAACGTTGTGGTCTGCTTTGTCTGCTGGTGTCTGGTCGAACAGTTGACCGACAGGCAAGCCGAGGGCATCGGCTATTTTTTGCACGGTTTCGACGGTGATATTTGCGCCGTTGATTTGTCGGCTAATTGTTTGCCGTGCTACACCCATTTTTTGCGCCAATTCGCCCACACTGCTGCCACTCTCTTTTATCGCTTGCTTTATTCTCATTTCTATTATTTGTTAAAATTTTTCACAAAGTTACAACCCTTATATATAATGTAAGTAATATTAGTTACTAAATAATGTTAAATGCAGTAATATTACTTGTTTTTAATTTGGTTTATGTCAGTAATAGTACTTACATTTGCACCAACAAAACGAAACAAACTAATAACTAACTAAAAAATTAAAGATTATGGAGACAATCAAATTTTCCTTCGGAGAATTAAAGTTAACAAGTGAAGTAATTAACAGGCTTGAAGAATTGGGCTACACCCCCGAAAGCCTGAAAGACGCATTAAAAGAGCATGGATGGGATAACCCAAGCGACTCGCCCGCCCTCTACTGCGGCACCTACGGCAAGTATAACAATTTCAACGTGCGCGGCATGTGGGTGAACCTCTCCACATTTGGCAATTACGAGGACTTCGAGCGTTTTTGCCTCGCCATCCATGCCGACGAAGCGAACCCCGAATTAATGTATCAGGACCACGCAAACATACCCGACTCCCTTTATCAAGAGAGCATGGGGAAAAAAGGATTTGACAAAATAATGGAGTACAGGGAAATGTGCGAGGATTACAATGTTTTTGCCGTTAATGACTTCTTGGAGCGTTGGAGCCCCGAGGACTTAGACAGGATGCCCGATGCCTATGTGGGAGTGTATGACAGTGAAGAAGATTTCGCGGAGGAAACAGTAAACGATTGCTACGACATCGATAAGATAATGGGCAACCTTGCGACATACTTCGATTACAAGGCATTTGCGCGCGACCTATTTATGAGTGATTACTATTTCGGCAGTCATGGCACCGTATTACGCACATTCTAACACAACAAAGAATTAAAGAATTAAAGAATTAAGAACTAATAAAATAACAAGAATTATGAGCGACAAGGCATTTAAAAAAATTATCATCGTAGTAGCACTGTTGGCGACCATTTGGGGATGCATCCCAGCGAAAAGCGAGTACAAGGTAAACGGCAAAGTTATTACACTGGTGGAGCATGGCGGCGCAAAGAAAAGCGAGCCACACGACAGCATAACTGGCTACACCTTGCAGACATCAAAAGGCACTTTCGAGGTGTTCAGGGGTCGCCGCGGCGGCTTGTATGTGTGGGCTGGCGGAAAGAAAACCTACCTGCCAAAGAAAGTAAAGGCGCAACTTAATAATTTGTCGAAATCTGACAAATAACAAGCACCACAGCCAGCGAGGAGCGGAGCGACCGCGCACCAGTCTGGGCGAGCCTGACCGCTGGCACTAAATAAAGTAACTAATAATCAACAATTAAAAAAGACAAACGACATGAAAAAAGAGACATTGCAGGCGCGAATAGAAAAGCACCTTTACACAAAGGGCGGCAAACTGGCTAAGAAATACGAGGACGTGATCGAGTTAATCAACAACCCCGACCGTATCATGAGGCCGATATATTGGCGAGGAAAAGGCGAATCGCTGCACGACAGCAGCGCTAACCTCGAATGGGGTTTGCATATCCTCGGAATAGACTACACAACCGGCAACGATGCTCCACGAGGTGGGAAAAATGGATATTTTGTAAAGTTGACCGCCAAGGGTCGCCGCCAAGTGATGGACTACAACAAGTAATTAACAACAATAACAACTAAAAGCAAAAAATTATGATGATGACAACTAACAGTAAAAAGAGCGCACAAGCAGTAAAGGCAGGCGAACAAGGTGTGAGAGTTGCAACCTACAGTGAGAAATCATTTTGTGTGTTTGGCGATACATACCCCATCCGTAAAATGCTTAAAGCCGCCAAACTTGGCTATAACCCAAGATTAAAATGTGGCCCAGGCTGGTTGGGCTCGAACAAGCGCAAAGAAGCGATTTTACAACTTTTAGGGGTTAAACTTGAAACCCTGACCGAAGCCGAGTTAATCGCCATTGGCGAGCAGCGGAAAGCGGAGAGCGAGCAACAGAAGGCCGACTAATAATTAACTCGACACGGCGAGTATAAAAAGCAGGTTAGGCCGTGAGCGTCACCGCGATTTTTCGCGGTGGGTCTTGATAATTAATAATAACTAAAATTAAAAGACTATGACAACAAAAGAAATTTACGAGTTGAGCAGCGAGATTAACGACCGATTGAGCGACTATCGCCACGACATGGCCAGCGCGATTATCGCTTGTATGAATGGGCGTGGATTTAGTGAAATCAATCTCCGCAAAATGCGTGAGGACTGCGAGAAAATGGGTTTAGATAAGGTTGCAGAGCGCTTTGCGAAAATCATAAGCAATCATATCGTGGACATCTACAACGAAAACGGCGAAACACTTGAATGCTTTATCGACTGTGTAATAATTAAAGATATGGGTTTTGTTGGTTGTGTGTTTAGCAGTGTGCAAGACCCTGATTTAACAGTCGCCGAAAATATTCGCACCCTAAACATCTACACCGTAATGAGCATTATGGAATGGGTGGCAGAATACTTCGACACCATGGACGAAATGGCATCCAAACAATAACCACCCCAGCCGCTGTGCTTCGGTGTGGCGGCTTGGGATTTTAAGAAGCAAAAAACAAACTAAAAAATAAATAATCATGGCAAAGTACAAAGTAACAGTTAATCAAGGTTCGCGCCTTCCTCTCCACGGTGGAGTGGCTGGCGGCGTGGAACTGGGGCAGGCTCAAGCCAAGTTACTGGAGTTGTGGAACTCGCTGCATTACATGGAGTGCGCCCAGTGTGTGGGCTGGCTCTCGGTGATGGCATCCGACGACACGGCCACCAACACGCAGGACGGCAGGCGGAGTTTCGTGTACCTCGGAATAGAGTACGCCATCACGGCGTGTTAAAGGCAACAAATAAAACAGTTATACAAATAAATCCAAA